GCGCCCATACGCTGTAAGAAGTCTTGTCTGCCCACAGGATCATCTATTGACCCGCCAAAATCCGATAGAGCATCAAGAACCTGACGAAGATAATTATATACCCTCATAGATTCTTCCCCAAAACCATGATGCCCGCCGCCCCCATTGCTTGGTGGTGTTGTAGTGGGATAGGATGGACCCGCCGGAGGAGGTGGAGGGGGCGGAGTAGTCGGGGTTGATCCTCCTATAATTGGTATATTAAAATCCGTAAGCCCCGTCCAGGGGCTTTCTGCACTAAATGGACTTTCATACCCCTCGCCAGAAATGGCAGAATACATACGAGATAATGCATCTAATCCTCTTTCTGCCCGATTGGATGATAAATAAAGATTTCTTATCTCACCAGTTACCTCATCAGGTATTGTCCCAAATTCTATGTTCTCTGGGTTATATATACCAAAATCATCCGGATACATCAAAGCTAAACTAGCAGCCGCCGTCCGTTGATCTTCAGGGGACATGAATGGGATCATGGCATTAACCATAGACGCATAAGATGACTGCTCTGTTTCTTGGTCGGGAGTTAAACCAACCCACCATTCAGGGGCGCCAGGCACTTCATATCCCTCACCCCAATTAATTTCCTCGGTGCTTGGACCTCCCCCGCCAGGAGGCGTAGGTATACCAGGTACCGATGGAAAGGACATTGAAGATGGAGGTATATTTGACCCCGGAGGAAGCGGACCCAATAGCCCAGGCATATAAGTCAGATAAGGCGCAGGAGTAGAAAACGCCCCAACTCCTGGACTTCCCGCAGGAGGCCCAAAAGCAGACCACCCAGGAGGGGTAGGCTGTATGGGAGGAGTAGGCGGAGGAGTAGGCGGGGCCGGGGGTGGAGGTGGGCCGGGACCTAAAACGTCCGCAGCAGGTGTAAATCCTCGTCCTCTGGACCGTATCCTCCGTTCTAGTCTTGGGGGTCTAGGGAGTGGCGGCATCTTTTATTCTCCTATCCTCCATGGTTTTCATATACTTAAGTATATTTTCTGGTCCGTGTCTTCGTGTCATCTTCATCATCCCATCAGGATCTATTGAATCATAAAGAATAATATCCGGATCGTTGGTATCTCCAGCGGCGTTTCTGATTTGTTTATAGGCACCGTTGGCTGCATCAAATAGCATGTTCATATCGTCTTGAAGTTTAGCCATAATATTATCCGTTTAGCTTAGGAGCAGCATTAGCTTGTTTATCTAGTTGATCACCAAAACCCTGACCGTCTGGAGGGCCTCCCTGCTCTTGGTCTGTGGGCTGCCCGGTAGATGAAGGCATCCCTAAAGGCTGCTCCTTACCCGCCGGGTCTTTAGGCCGGCCACCCTGTCCAGGCATCCCGCCATTCTGTAGGATTTGTAAGTATATGGCGGCCTCTTCATCCCCAGATTTGGCTTGTCTCATAATCTCCCTGACAGCGGCGAATTGTTGAAGTACTGGAGATTTCAGAAGCATCTCCTGCATCCTTTCCTTACGCATGTCATCCGGCTGCTCAATATCTAAATAGTGTTCCATCAAATAGCTTTCCGATACAATATCTCGTACCTGATTAGCCATGGCATGATTACGCACTTTCTCATTCGGAAACTCGGGCTTTAATTTAACTTCCACCAGGTATTGGTTTATATCCGTACCCAATACAGTATTAGAAAAGTTCTGGCCTCTAAGATTACCATATACCCTTACATACGACCCATCAGCAAAACTAGCCGTTAAATCTAAAACCTTACGTGCCCAATAGCTAATAAAGCGCTGGAAATGAATGGTAGGCTGGGTAAGTCGAATACGATTTTGGTCGTTCAACTGAGATAAAGCAAACCCGGACACATCGCTACCCATACCAAAAGCGGTCTCACTAAATCCAGACTGCTGAACCTTACCTCTCAAATGGGTAATGTGTTCCTCTATGTCAGGAGCATTGCCCGGCCAAATGGGAAAGGCTAATGCCTCATTGGGTCCTAATTCCATAACCGTACCCATGCCCGGCTCAACATCGATGTGCCGGCCCTCGGGTCCTGTATGGGTTAGAGGTAGGGATGAGTACATGGTTATCTGCCTATCCCTACGATTAATTGCCCGCCCCAAAGCATCAACTGAAGTTTCAACGGGCCGGATTATTCCGTGGCCCCAGCCCTCTGACTTATCTCTATCAATAGGTTTATAGAACCCAATGGTATAGGGTAGGTAATTGTAACCCTCCATTACTCTTAGAGGCTTTAATACTTCCTGGTCAAAGATCATAGCATTGGCAACTACCAACTTACGGCCCGGATTAGGTTCCGCCCCATCATCACGCCCGGGAGATATAGACCGAGCTAGTTTTTGTTGGTCGCTAAGTTTTTTTACTGCATATGCTCCGGTCTCATCTTCTCCCATCTCATAATCATTAATGTCAATATAGCACCAATAATCTATAAGATTAGATTTATGATTTATCTTATCTTGTAATGACCAATCCTTAAATTGGGTGAGGGTGACACCATAAATAGTCTCTACGTCATATATGGACATCTCTTCTTCACGCATCTGACACAGCCACCGCTTAGGGCCGCCGGGCAGCAAATACATCTTTAGTGGATCAACCACCCACATACGGAGAGGAGGCTCACTGAAGGCGGTTTGTTGAATAGGATTTCCAGCTTTATCCTCCATGGGGATAGTCGTACTAAATTCCTTATGCCACATATGATCCCAGACAGAATACAACACGGCTGTACCGTCCCGCACAAAATTCAATAAGGACTCATAGAGTATGTCGTATTCTTCCCTATCAGAATTAATATCAATCAGCCCGGCCAAGTACTTCTCAATATCACTGGAGTTTTTCTGGTTTTCTATTGATGGCTCCCATCCACGCACATGAAAGTTCAATCTGTTGCTCATCATAATACCAACAGCTAAGTCTACTAGATTTGTATAGGTAGGATCCTCAAACTGATACTCTCCCGCCTTCTTGCTTTTATATTGCTTGAATTCATACAGCTTGCGCCAACGTACAATATTGCCGTGCCAGTTCTTACTGTGATCTTTGGCTGTCTTTAGTCTTTCAATTATTTCTGTTCTTACATCTGTCACTGATTAACTCCTAAGAGCAAATGGTAACTGTTCGTTTATAGGATCGTGATGTTTCATGGTAGATGAATCAGAGAATGGAGATTCTAGTCTCACTCTTTTACCAAAAGAAGCACCGCCGCCGTTGATGGCAGCGTAACACGCCTGAGCCGTGGCAATGGCCCCGTCAATGTGGTTGCCTCCGGCTGAACTCTTTCTCTTCACAATACGGAAACCTCGACCTTTATCTTCTGCTACCGCATCTCGGATATGCTCTCCTAAATCTGACGCCGGGTAGCCCCACAAATTGCGGCCCTTCAGTAAATCGTACAATTGCTGGCTGACCAGCGTCATGTTTCCTACGGTTTGTGGATATTCTACCACATTTAGACCCTTACGTGCAATACGGTTCATGGTCTGATGGATGTGTGTAGGATCACAAGCTATCTGAACAACATTGAATTTGGGTCTAATTATATTCAAAATGTAATCTTCTATAGTTTCTTCGAGGTCAAACCTGACGCCCGGCATCGGTGTAAATATCTTATGGAACAATACGATGACCTTACCCTTATCCGCATCGTAAGTTACACCCACAATGGCTGAACTATCATGCTTAATACCCACATCCACACCAATGTAAACCGGCCACATCCTGTAGGGGTGCTCCTTCCAGATCATTGCAGATTGTTCGTATCTAGATTCTGCTTGTTTCCACCACCCATCAGGGATAAATCTCTCATGAGTAGTTACCCACTGATTTCTATGGAGCCTCAAGAAAGCGGCGGCCCGTAACTCCCCCATTTGTTCGTCGTAGTATTCTTTAGTCTGCCACGGCATACGCCCCTGATGATCCCAATAAATAAATGTCTTACCGCTTCTCCAACATGGAAGATCTTCTAGGCCGGGTATCTTTTCTCCCTGACCATCTTCATGTTCATCTGTACCCACACCCCGAAGATACAAATCCCACAACAGTTCCGACTCCCCGAGGAAGCCAGCATAGGTAACGACGAAGCGTATAGAATGTTTGACTGTAGGGATAGGAGTCATCTCATCGTAAGTACGAATGGACAACTCTGAAGTGTAGCCCCAGAGTTCATCCCATAAAGTAAGAGACTGCCGGGCGCCGGCCACTGATCGATAGTTCTGAGCCAAGGATTGTAGGACGGTATCGTTAGGGTGTACGATCTTGGCCTTAGTTACTGCAGACCGTGGATACCTTTCAGGCTGGTATCTTACATGATACTGCATGTCCCCCATAACAATACCGGCAGTCTTATCGAGATCATTAGCAATGTTATAAATCTCAATGCCGTCTAGCTCATCAGCAAACCAAGCACCCACCGAGCCAGCTATGGTAGTCTTGCCTGACTTTTTAGGGCAGCTAAATACAACAGTGGAGTAGGGCAGCTTACCATCTACAGGTGTAAGGGCATGACTTAATACACGTTCCTGGTGTGGTCTAAGCACGAGCGGCCCGGGCTTACCAGACCACTCACTGGCCTCGTCGTCCCAGGTATCTCGTATATAAAATCCCTTCTGCTTAACCCAATCTACATAGGGTAATAATGTCATACCTTGATTATATCCTATATTAATAAGGCCAAGCTCTAATATTCACAGTCCATCCATATTCTGGGTAGTCCTCAGGAACAATAAAGAAAGTCTCATAAGATACAATCAGATCTTCAGGTTTAGGCCAATTCTGTATTTGGACTTCAATATCTCCGTATTCCTTCTTTATGTGCTCCAACCTTTCAACTACTTTACTAATCTTCATTTCTTGACTCCTCTGTTGATAATAGCTGTGCCAATCTTTCTTTCGTTGCCTTCATTACTATCCTTCCCACAAACTCCGCCATTATCG